ATCACAGTTCAGGGGTTTTTCACCGCTTTTGGCTGGATTAAAATACTTGCAGCTTGATGACTATGCCATTGAAGCGTGGTTGAAGTCATTGCAGAACGAGGGGGCAAAAGGTATTATTTCACCGAATCATCCTGACAAGGAAAATTGGTTGAATCCAGAGCAGGTAGAAAAAACTCAGGATGCAGTAGAAACAAAGATACACGGGATAGACAACAAAAATAAAATTGTCGTGAGCGGTATGCCATTGCAATATACCCAAATAGGCTTATCACCTGACGCATTGAACATCATTAACTCTCTTGAAAAAGCGGGCGATAACCTTTGCGATTTATGGGGAGTTCCAGCAGTTTTATTTGAAAAGAATCCGACATATCAAAACCAGAAAGAGGGTGCAGCAAGGTTTATAAGGGATGTTATACTTCCCTATTTGAACAAGCAGGAGGATGCACTTAATAAGTGGCTGGTTGATCCTTTCAGGACAGAGGGAGGACGGTTCATTAATTATGTACTTGATTACGATACAAGCCTGTACGATGAATTACAGATGTCCTTAGAAGAGCGCAAGAGTTTGGAGGGCAAATTAACATTGAACGAGTTGAGGGCGATTGATGGTTTCGATTCAATCGACAATCCTTATGCCGATGAGGTATTTATCGACACGAATAAAGTTCCTTTGAGTGATTATTCAGGGGGCAATGACTTTGTTAATTAAAAGATATGGCAAACAGTAGATTTTTTACACGGTATCAAACAGCACTTGACAGGCGATTATTTCGTTTGGAGAGGAAATATCGTGCAAAAATTTACAAGGAATTGCAGAGGCAGAGAGATGAGCTAATAGAGACAGGTTCTTTTATTTCACGTTTTGAGCCTATTTTTAGCGACCTTTATGGAGTAGATGGGTTAACAGTAGGCAGCAACCAATACAATCTCTTAAACGGGCTTAAAATAAGCAAGAGTGTATCGGACTTTTTCAGTATAGCATGGAGGGTGTGGATGGAGGTTTTTGTTAAAACGCGTATGGCTCAAAAGATTGTCGCTATTGATAATTTTACTAAGGAAGCGGTTCAGGAGGTTTTACGGAACAATGTTGGTGTACCTTTTAATCAAATAGTGGACCAATTAAAGATGTTTGACAGGCAAAGGGCGATGAGGATAGCACGGACGGAAGTTGCACAGATGGCTAACGAATCGCAACGGCAAGCGGCCGCGGCATGGAAGGAAGAAGTCGGGGAGTTCACGATGTATAAGGTATGGATGCACAGGGGAGCGAAAGACCCAAGAGCACATCATGTAGCTTTGGATGGGGTGGCTATTCCGGAGAATGAGCAATTTCAGATAGTTGATGAATACGGCGTTGAGTATGCGGACTATCCACACGCTGAAAATTTAAGCGCACGCAATGTGGTTAATTGTAGCTGCACGGTTACTTATGTAAGTGAAGCATATTATAATGCACGATTAAGGAATTAAAAAATTATTGTAACACGATATGGAACAAAAAGATTACAAAATAAAAAGAGCTGAAATATTCAAGAGCGCAAATGACGGGATATTGTCAGGCTACGCGAATGTTTACAATATAGAAGATTTGCAAGGCGATATCTCGAGGCTTGGATGCTTTGCAAAAACAGTTTCTGAAAATCATAAGTCAATGAAGATTTATAAAAATCACAAGTCAAGTGAGTTCGTGGGTGTTCCATTAAAACTTGATGCTTATGATCCGTATGGTCTTTACATGGAAGCAAAAATCATCATGGACACACAGCTTGGGAAAGATACATATCAGGAGGCTAAATTCATGTTTGAAAATGGTTTCGAATGTGGCTTTTCTATTGGTGGCTGGGTGATGAAAAGAGATAAACAGGACAGCCGAATTATAACAGAGTTTAAACTTGATGAGGTAAGTGTTTTGACTATGCAACCAGCTAACCAGTTATCAATGGTTGACATGGTGAAGTCTATTCAGGCAGAAACAGAATTGACACAAGCGAAATTTTGGCAAACGATAACAAAAGCTTATGACAGCCAATTTTCAGATAATATATTAAAGAGTTTAGAAGCATTTTTGACACTCAAAGAATCGAGCCGTGAGGACACACTCGGAACAGTTGAGCCGTCAGGGGATAAATTAATAACTAATATTTACGAATTATTTAAAAATTAATATTATGACAGAAGAAGAAAAATTAGAAAAAGCCAAACAAGAGGCTTTGGAAAATGTAAAGAAAACAGCCGAAGAAGCGGCTAAAGGTGTAGCGGAAAAATCGGTTAAGGAATTAAATGATAAGGTTACCGAATTAACCGCACAGCTTGAAAAAGCTACGAAGTCGGAAGATATCGAAGCGGTGAAAAAAGAGTTAACCGAAAGTATTAACAAACTTTCAGCAGAGGTTAAAAAACAGGGTCAAATAACCGATAAAACAGAAAAAAACATGTCAATACATGATGCAATTTCAGGGGCAACGCTGAAACGATTAAGGCGTTCAGAGGTGGAGAGAAAACATTCACCATAAAAGAGGTCACAGATGCAAATTGGGCAACTGGAGCGTTAGGACGGCAGACAACTGATGTCCGAAGAGATTTATACAATTCTCCTTACTCACCTCTTTATTTAAGGAATATTTTTCCTAATATTACAACCGATTCTGGAAGTATTGTAATTCCTCAATTAGGCACCGTTACAGGAGGAGTTGATGAATGGGCAAGAGGAACAGGTGAATTGGGTGCTGACGTTCCTAAACCGGATGTAACACCTAATTACAAGGATATCACCGTAACTCCTAAGTGGCTGGCTGGTATTACTACAGTCAACAGAGAGTTGCTGTTAAATGTACGCTACTTGCAAGGAAGCATCGCTAATACTTTGCTTTATTCAAGGTACGGAATTTTTGCAAGGGAAAATAAACTGATAACCGATTATCTTTCAACGAATGCAGTTGCTTATAGCGGTTCTAAAACTATTGCAGTAGAAAAGTTAGTTGATGCGGCATTCGGTCAGCTGTTGGGTAATTACATGAATCCAACTCATGTTCTGATGAATCCTTCCGATTATCTGGAGCATATCAAATTAAACAAGGCTACAGGATCAGGAGAATACGACTTACCTAACAACACGCTATCAGGGTTCAATGCAAACGGTATCGAAACAACTGTTCAAGTTGTACCTATTCCAACATTAACGGCTGGTACTGCCTATGTGGTAAGTTCACCTGAGTTTGAGTTCATCAACAGGCTATCTCCTGAATTGCGCATGTTCGAGCAACACGCTGATAATGTTGAGTACAACAAGGTTACATTCCGAGTTGAGGAAATGGTGGCATTTGTTGCTAAAGACATTAATGCGATGGTAAAGGTTACTTTGTAGATTTATTAATTAATTGGTAGGGTTGAAATATACCCTACCAGTTTTAAAATTAAAACGATATGGCAAAATTACTATACAATGTAAGGGCTTATGAAGATACGGCAGCAAAATGGGCTACAGATACAAAAATCTATCCAGCAAACAGCCTACTTATTGAGTCTGATACCGGCATATTGAAAAAAGGTGATGGGATAAATGCTTATGCAGATTTAGCATCTGTAGGAGCTAAGCAAGTGGCAACAGTGGCAGATATCACCGACTTCCCGGCAACTATGCCGCCTTCAGCTCATGATCATGCAGTTGTAGCGGACGCAACCAGCGAATTAGCGGCGGCATCAACTATTCAAGAATTGGCTGTTGCATTAAGTACAAGGATTAAGGCATTAGAGGACTTGGCTTCAACTTAATCATTAATTAATTGGTAGGGTTGAAATATACCCTACCGATTTTAAAAATTAAAAAGATGAAAATCAAACTACTCGAAAATCATGTATTAGGCAAACAAGGAGATATTGTCAATATCAATTTTTTCAGAGGGAAATATCTGATATCTGAAGGGATAGCACTTGAACAGAAGCAAACCAATACTGACACCGATAAAACAGATGATGATGGAAGCAACACTAAAAAGCGAGCTACTCGACAACGCAAAACTAACGCTTAGTCTTGATAGCGATGATACTTCATACGATGGCTATTTAGAAATTCTAATTGATGCTGAGTTTGAAATTGCACTTGCAAGGACAGGCAGAACAGAAGCAGAAATAAATGAAGCATTAAAAGAGGCAATCGTTAGAAATGTGGGTATCAGGTTTGACAGCATGGAGGGCAAACGAGATTTAGATACTTATCACAATTTCAATAAGCAACCGATGTTTTAAAAGACAATCAAATGAGATTAACAGAAAAAATAAAAGCAATAACGCAAGGATCACAACCAGACGGTTACGGTGGCAGTATTCCTGTTGATATTGTTGAATTTGAAACATGGGCAAGCATTGAGCAGTTAAGGACATCTAAAGACATCGAGCAGGCACAGTTGAATTTACCCGCTACTTACCGCGTCAAGACAAGAAGAGAGTTTTTTGAAAACAACCTTATAGAGTGGAGAGGCAAGAAGTATTCCATCCTTTCAACACCACA